TAGTGTTGATTAATCCTAATTTATCACTACGTACAATTTTTGCTTCTCTAATTCTGTTGATGACACCCCTCATTGCTCTTTCCGCACCAATTTGTGTTGCAGTGTTTGTATATTTTGTATCTGTTAATAACAATGTTTCAATATCCGTTGTAATTGCTACTGTGATTGTTTCGGCATCTACACCAATTTTTAATAATGCACCAATTTCTGTTGAGATTGATCCGTATACTGTTGCTGCTACTAATGCAGTAGTGTTACTTGATTCCGTACCTGACCCTACTAATTCAGCAATAAAGTCTGCTTCTGTTTGTGATTCCATATTGTATGCTGCACTACCTAATCTTTGTGCTTTTACATTATCAGGAACTGCATCTGCTTCATAATCATCAATTAATTCATTTACTGCATAGTTTTTATCTACTGTTACTGTTCTATATACTGTTGCTCCTGTAGTTAACGGTGTACCTGTTACTACATCGTATGCTGCTACTGCTACTTCAGTGTCACGTTGAGGAATTTTAATTGCTCCTGCTAGTGGGTCACCTTCATAATCTCTACCTGCTTTTAAACGTAAAGGATTTTTCTTTCTTAATAATTTAATTATCGTTTGTGCATAACGTTCTTGTAATTCGTGTGTACCATCAGTTGGTAATTTCGGATTTGCCATAGTTTGTTTCTCCTTTTATTTTATTTGTCTAAGTCACCATATTTATCCTCTAATATCTTTTCCCAACCTAGCTTTTCATTAGTACCTATTTTAGTACCAACTTTTGAGCCTGTTGTGATGATATTCTTAGGTGGTGGTGTTTGAGTGAATGATTCAGGATTTGCTTCACTATATGTAGTTACTTTTTCCTCGAATGATTCACCATCCAATTTACTTATTTTATATTCCATAAATTCTAATTGGTCTTGATCTGTAATTCCTTTAGTTCTTAATAACGCTCTATTTTTAAATGCTTGTACTTCTCCTTGTAATGGGATTAGTTCTTTTAGTTTAAGTTCAGACGCTTCTAACAACTTTTCAACTCTTTTAACTGCTTCAGTATCGGCAGTTGCTCCGTTTTTTTTGAATGCGTTAAAATCATCTAAACTTTTAAACTCGTTATCCAAATTTCTTTGATTCTTTATTTACTTCTTTTGCTACGATATTTTTGTTTTGAGTATCTAACTCCTCATTGATTTTAACATAGTCGACATTGTCTCCATCAGTGTGTTTAGTAATCAATTTCTGAATATCAAATTTCATATGTAACTCCTTCGTCTTAGGTATCAACCCCTAAGTGGTTTCATAAAGGTATTAGCCCCAGTTGGCTTTTATACTTTGTGCCGTTAAGCACTTTAAAACCTTAATCATATACATTATAACATCTACATCTAATACTCTCTTGCGGTGGTAATCTACTATCTGAAGGTTGACTTGCCCTCATTCCACACGCTCTATAATCACTATCTATCGGAATACGCTTATTTGCTATTGCATTATGGAAACAAGTCTTACGTACTTTACTGTCTCCTTGTGTCTTCCAAGTCTTATGAGTGAATCCTACTGACTTACTATGTTCTATTCTTACTAACTCTGCTTGTGCGTGTAATTCAGTCTCTAACACTCTTTCAACATTAGATAGTTTATTATACTTTCTTACTAACTTATTCTTAATCTTAGCAACACTGTCACCTTGCTGTTCAAATCGTTTGAAGTCTCTTATCATCCTCTTATTGCGTTTGGATTTTACTATACTAACTTCAGTACGTTCTATTGCAATCTTTCTTGCTCTAACTAGTGCGTTATTATTTACCTTATTGAATGAGTCTATTGCCTTCTTAGCCTTTAACTCATTTGTATTAAGTCCAACACCTTTTGTGATTTTAACTATCTTACGTACAAATCTCTTAGGTTTATTTATTGAATATAATCCCATTATTGCTAATACAGGTAACAATGATTCTTTCTTTTTTGCTCTATTCCTATCTGCTAGTATTAATAACACCGCATTTTGTATAGCAAACAGTAATACTGTATTATCTACATTAAGTTTGTTGCTTGATATAATACTTCTTACCTTTGTTGCATCTAGACTATCAATATTGTTTATAAACTGTCTATTTATGTTAGTTATATATTGTTTAAATCCTTCTGCGTTTTCCTCTACCATTATATCTAGAAAAGCATCATTAATCTTATCAATTAATTTAGCATTAGCCATTATTCTATTACTTCATCATCTTCAAGGTTATCACTGTCTACTTTATCAAAGAAGTCTAGTGCGTTATTATCTTGCTCTTCTTGTGCTTGTTTAATAGAGTCTTTAGCTTCTGTTTCTGTCATACTTTCCCATTTAACTAGGTAAGCCCATTTAGGCATATATCCTTTATCAACTAATTCTAAGTCACGTGCTCTTAGTTTCTCATCATCTTGGATAATTGAGTCATCAAACTTAATATTAATATCTAGTGTTTTTATATCTAATTTAGGCATACGACCTTGTGATTGTTCTAAGAATACAATAGCTCTTACTAAATCACGTAATGCTTTGCTTAGTATAATCTCGTGTTTAACTTTATTCTTCCATATATCACTGTTATCACTAATTACATTCTCTGTATTAACATATACTGTTCCACCATCAAAGCCCCAATACTTCGTACCAAGTCCTGCTTTAAATCCACCCCAATTAATATTTTTATCTATTGTATTGACATATGGTTCACTTTCAAATTCACCTTTTTGTCGTTTAACCCAATCTTCTGTATCATTCATTGGTGAACTAATATATGAGAAGTTGTTAGGATCAATATATTTAACTCTACTTGTTGACCCATCTGATAAATTAGTCTTATTCTTCTCTTTAGTTGCTTTCTCACCGAATACCGTTACTGTCTTATTAAATACCGATTCATAATCTAATGATGTATAAGCGTTATCTAATGCCTTATATACATCTATTGAGTTTGCTATAACTGGTATACCCATTTTACTATTAGTGTCATAGTTGTTAGTTATGTTAGGTCTAATCAGTTGAAAGAAAGGAATATCTGTATCATAAATTATTAAGAACTTGACATCTGTTAATTTACCTTCTTCATCTTTAAATTCAGTTCTCATTGTACTTAGTGTCTCATCTGTAAAGATTGAACGTAATGCTGATGAGTTTCTATTACCTAACTCTGTTTGTTTATCACTTATGAACGCTTGATGCTCTATGATATATTGCTTATTAACTAATGTGTGTATAGTAAGATGTGTAATAAATTTATCATTATCTTCTATCTCGTTGACCGTTATTAGTCCTTGTGCTTGTGTATCTTTACCTTGTGTTACAATAACAAATTCGCCTGTTATATAATCAATTATAGTCTCACCATCTGCTAAGTATTGGACTGTTGCTCCTGTTCCTGCAAATCCAAATGTCTTTTCAAGTAAGTTACCATATTCTACTTTGTGTGAGTTGTTTTCAAATACTACTGCTAATTGTTTATTAACTGCTTCGTTATCAGTGCTTATTTCTACTTTCTCATTCCATAAGATACTAGACCATTCTTCAGCTATACGTTTAGGAAGCCCAAAGGTTAATTTTTCTCGTTCTCTAGTATTACCATTTACCCCTACTTCTGTATACCTGTGAAATGAGTTAACATCTCCTCTATACCAACTCTTCCATAATTGGATTAAGTCATATAAAGTTCCTGCTATTACATTTCGCCCTTGTTTACTAAGAACATTTACTATATCGTTTTGTTTACTCTTATTCATCTAATCACCTAATCCTAGTTTATTTAAGTTATTACATACATAGTATTGCATATTATCTACTGTATGATCGTGTTTCTTAATTACATCATCACTATCTTCTTTAGTTCTATATCGTTTATGCTCTTGTACCCACTTCTCATTACGTATGTTACCTGATTCATCTCTGCGATAGATAACTTTAACTCTACCTAATGATAGTAAGTCTTGAACATATTGTATCATTTGTTTCTTCTCATACTTACGTGCAGGGTCTAAGTCTATACCGTATTGGTAACTCATTTGATTCCTTATTGCTGCATCTGCACTATCTACTATTTGTGTATCATACCCTCGTTGATATTCTTTAATATTCTTTTCCATTAACTCTTTAACATCTGTACAATACTCACTAGGTGCTTTCTTATGCTTCTTAGTAGGTTGGAAGTATTCAGTATCTAGTACATAGATATATCTGTTCTTACTCAATCCATATACTGTTGATGCAAATGCTGAATTACTATAACCTGTATCTATTGATAGGTCTAATGTCATAATGTGGTCATCTAAGTCTACTTCATCTACTAACTCAACATTACTCATATCATATACTAAGTCATCTAATCCTACTCGTTCTCCTAGTATGTCATTTTTAAACCATACACTCTCTACATCGTATTCTTGGACTATCTCTTTTCTTCTATCTTTATTTATAGCAGGATTATCCCACATTGTAAAGTGATAGTATTTATATCTACCTGTACGCAACCAGTTCTGTTCAATGAGTGTATATATCTCACTATCAGGGTGTGTTGTATTTGCTGTTACTATATGCTTTCTATTTGTTGATGCTATAGTTCGTTGTATAGACTTCTTAATAGTTTTTAGGTGTAATAGTTCAAATTGGTCATAGAATACACTACCGATTGAATAACCTTCAAATCGTGTATAACTGTCACTCTTTGCACCACCAACTATTAATACTATCTTTTCACTACCATCTGCCATCTTTATATATAATGCTGTGTTTTCTTTATACTTACCATCTCTACATCTACCTTTGAATATATGTTTTAACCCAAAGCCGTTTGATTCTATTATGTTAGTTCCTGATGTTGCTACTGTTACCCCTATTGCTAAATGTAACTCATCACTAGACCTTTCTATGAATGTTGCCCACGCTGCTAATGCTGTAACGTTCTTTCTAGCACGCATACCGCCTTCTACCCATATAAATGTGTACTTATCACTTATGACATCAATGAAGAACTCCTTTTGTTTAACACTAAATGGTAAGTAATTAATCATTAGTCTTTTCCTCTTGGAACTCTTTTATCTCTTCGTTAGGGATTGCGTGAGTCTCTGTTGCTTCACTCATTAGTTCTAGTATCTTACCTACGTTATTATCTATAGTGATGTTATAGCCATCTTTTTGTTGTTTACGTTTTATATCTAAGTCGGCAAATTTAAGCCCTTTATCTGTTATCATTCCTAGTAATCCTGTTAACCCTCTTATACCACCTTTACTTAACTCTGCTCTTAGTGTGTCTTCATCTGTTAGTATATCTAGTATCAGGTCGGCAGCCTTACTCATTCGATCATCATTTATTATTGTCTCTATTAGTTTTAGATTCTGCTGTTCTTTAATTTCTACTACTTGTTCCCTTATAGACTTTTGCAATATTTCATTTTTTTCATTTTTTTCATTTTTGTTTTTAGTTTTTTTTTCTAACTCTTTTATATACTTGTTTACACTATTATATACACAACCTACTTTCTTAGCTATGCTTGTCTTAGACTCATCTATCAACCAAAGCGCTTCAATACGTTGTTTTTGGCTATTGCTTAGTGCCATAAGACATCACCTCTCTATAGATTATATTTGTGTTATATCTCTCTCCTTAATTATAAACCGAAGCAGTCTAATAAGTCAACATAAAAAAAGAAGCAGATTTCTCCACTCCTTAAATGTTATTCAAATACTATATATCCTTGCTCTACCATCTCACTAAATCGGTCAATTAAATTTGCTATATAAATCATATTATTCATTTGATTAATGTCCGTTAATGGTTGTCCACAAGATATAATTAATTTCTACTGTTTCAGCTAACGTGAATCCTAATGCTAGTAGTTCTTCTTCTGTTGCTGTATTAATATTTATTGGTGTGTTATCTACTGCTTCAAAATAAAATTGAATGTTAACAATGTCACCTTCATTGAAATCTTTATCTTGATTCAAACTAAATGTAATAGATATTGTGGTGTCTGTTGCTACTAATTCAGTTACCGTTATATCATCACCTATAATTGATACTTCTATACTTACGTTATCTACTAATACTGTGTAGTTATATACATAAGTTACATAGTGCTTAGTTGTACTTGTTTCATCTACTTCAAAATACGTTAATGTGTAATTATCATATGTATCTAACTCTACGAATAGTCCTTCGGTGTATTGTACGGTATCTCCAACAGTTACAGACTGATCAATTACTTTATCTAATACATACTTCACTGTCACGTAACCGCTCACCGTTGCTAGTGTCATCATCATACCTAGTATTGTTGCTGTTATTAGTTTTCTTTTACTCATCTTTCTCTCCCTCTAGTATTGCTTGTACGTTCATTAATCTGT